GCTCAGCGCCCCCCGCACCCCTGCCGCCCACCCGCGGAGGACCCGGAGCGAACAAACCATTGAAAAGGTTGAGCTTTCAGGCACGACGTAAGGCATACCCCCGCCGGGTATCGTCGCTCAGATGCACGGGCACACGGATGCGCAGCCTAGCTGATTAGCTTAGGCCCTTGTTATCGTTCAGGTTTCAGGCGTGTTGATACCCTGCAGCTCAGGCGCAGATACAATAGGATGCGAGAACGGGCGGGATACCGCTTAGGCCACGGGCGAACATGGGATTAAATGCAAGATAGGCTTGTGTTCCTAAGCGAAACGTGGGACATTGAGTCATCGGGCAGACGGAAGCCCGGCCACTGAGGCGAGGACCGACACCCCATGAACGCCCCCGTTACCCGCACAACCGATCTCGGCTGCGATTGGTACGCCAACGAATACGCAGACGGTTCAATGACGCTGCACAACCCTGAAAAGGGCCAACGCATAGACCTCGAACCCGCGAGCGTGGAACGCTTGCGCGCTATCTTTCGCGGCCGTAGCCACCGCCCTGGTGGTCCAATGACGGTAGCTGCGAAGCGCGCCTAACCCCTCACCCCTTGGAACCCGAACCCGGCCGACGCATTCAACATTTAGTTGACAGTCCTAAGTGAAACGTGGGACGCTGCGACACCTACAGAGGAGACTCGATCATGACCGAAGAAGCATGGATCATCGTCTACAAGGCCGATGGTGACGACCTCAACTTGACCACGCGCCACGTCGGCCCCTTTGCCTCGCACGATGAGGCTTACGACGCCCTGTGCGAGCTTCCTGCACCGATCAACGGCGGCCACAAGTTCATTCAGGAACTGGAGCAACCGACCGGCGTGTCGCGCCGTATTGATGACCAGTGCAGCACCCACAAACGCAACCCGGAACCCGGCCACCGCTGCGATACATGCCACCGCATCCGTATCGAAATGACGATTGTTCGTAAGACGGCAGGGGCGCTGATAGATGCCGGTTATTTCGTCAGCGTGAACGATGGTGATGAAACCACCGTAATGGATAGCCGCATGGTTTCTGAAATCATGGCGGCCGTCTTCACCACGGATGAGGATTATTTCTACGCCCGGCGCGAGGCGACCGGAAAAGATCGGGACTACGATTCGTTCGTGCGGTTCATCTACGGGAACGACGGTCCCGACGTGATCAATGATTACAGCACGTCGCTTGAGTCCGTGATGCGCCCCGTTCTCGACTACTGCGACACGCTCGACGTATACGCCTGACGTCCATCCCACAGAGGAGAGCACCACCGATGACACGCGAAGAACAATGGGCCGACATACAAGCCGCCGGCCGTGCCGAAGGTCGCAGCGCCCTGGAAGTCGCGCGCCTCGTCCACACCTACCGCGTCACATGGGAAATCGACGTTGAGGCGTCATCGCCCCAGGAAGCCGCCCGGCAGGCCCGACACCACCAAACCAAGCCCGACACTACGGCAACCGTGTTTGACGTCCACCGCGAAGGCGTGGAGCCCGTGCGGGTGGACCTGACCGAATTGGAGGAGCGCTGACCATGCCCCGCCCCATAACAGAGGAGTCCACCATGACCGCGAAGCGTAGCTTTATCATCCGCGATAGGTTCGGCCGTCGCGTAGCAACTATTCGCGCGACTTCACACGCCAGCGCCTTGACGGCCTTTCTTCAGAAAGCAGGCGAGTTGCAATCGGAGCGCGGCTTGTATGCGGAGGCCGTCGATTAATGCCCCGCCCCATGAACCCCGCCCGCCGGGCCGCTCTCGACACGGGCCGCAGGTTCTACGCTGGCCCGCCATGCCGCAGCGGCCACAAGGGCGAGCGTTACACGTCAACGAACGCCTGCCGCGAATGCGTGCGGCTACAGGACCGCCCCGACAAGCGGCGCGCCACCACCACGGCCACGGATGATCCGTTGGCCGAGCTGATAGGATGAGGAGTTGAAGAGATGAGTAAGGTTTACAGTGTCGATGTCATGATTTGCGCGACGGCTTATATTCGCGCTGACTCGGAAGATGACGCCGTCAAGCTCGCTGGTGAAGCATTTGCGTTTCCGAATGACGCATCGGTTTCGAACCGCACATCGTTTGGTGAGGTTGCTACGTCCGGCGCTGACTATTCTCAGTTGGAAGGCGTGACCCTTTCCCCCGCCATGACCTTCTATGGCTTTGGCGGTGGTGAAGCACTTCCCTTTGATGCGTCGGCTTTCGAGTGCGTCTACGACTTAGACGATTAACCATCCCGCCCGGAAGCCCGCACACCCGTTGACCCAGTTTCACTATTTGGTTGCAACGGCACGGGCCGCGTCCTAAGTTATTCAGACCGGACAGAGCAGAGGAGTCACCCGCGATGTTTGAACTTCCGCCTAGGTTACAGCGCGCATGGCTGGCTCATCGCGGCGAGGCTATGGACGCGCTCGGCATGTTCCAAGGCTATGCGCCCAACCGGCCGCGCGTCCCCGGCATGGATACGGCCGTAAGGCTGGCGGTGCGGATTGAAAGCGGGCGCACCGTCGAGCAAGCGGCGGCCCGTGAATATGTCTACCGCTGGAGTCTCGCGCTCGACGCGCTGGAATGCAGCGCACGCGGCAACGGCCGCGCTAACCCCTTCGCCGCGCATTACGCGCCGCACCTTTTGGGAATGTGAGGTAATCCAATGACCCAGTTTCGCAACTTCGACGCACCCGCCCGGCCGCAGCGCGTGACGATCACTTGGCGCATGGAAACGCCGCAGGATGACAGCGGCGACACGCCAGAGGAACGCGACGACGCGTTTTGGCCAGCCCGTGACGATTACGAGTCGGAAGCGCTGTTTCAGGTCTACCAGGAACAGGCCGAACTCAGGATGGCGGCTTGGAGGCGCGATGAATGGTCCTACGTCGGAGTCGTCGCCGTGGCCCATGTCGCGGTTCCGATCGGCGGCGCCTCGTTCGTCATGCACGAATTCCGCAGCGCGGGCCTATGGGGCATCGAGTCGGACTCTGGCGACTACCTACGCGAGGTGTTCGAAGAGGAACGCCGCGAACTGAAACGCCAGCTTCAGGAACTCGGCGCGGCCCTACAGTCGGGCGAATACGATGAGGAAGACGCGGAATAGCTGCGTCTGCGGTTTCAACTAATCAGGGAGTAATCACGTTATGGCTGACATTTACGAACAACACCAAGCCGCGTTCGCCCAAGTCTCGGCGTTCGTTATCTTGGACGCCAGCGGCGAGCGCGTCGCAACGGTGGCGCTGAAGTTTCCCCGCGACGGCGCGGGCCGACTCTATGCCTATGTTCACATCATCGGCGTGGAAATGGTGCGAGGCCATGCTAACGGCTATGGCTACGACAAGCGTTCGGCGGCGGTCGCGGCGGCTATCGCAAAGGTTCCGGCATACGACGACGCGCGCGACCAGGACTCCACCTACGGCCGCCGCGTCATCGCAACACGCGCCGCGTTCCAGAAAGCCGCGCCCGCCATGGACTCGGACGACTGGACTCGCGTGCTGGAGCGCGCCGGGTTCCGCGTCCTACAGGCGGTCTAACCGCGCCCAACGTTTCAACAAATCAGGGAGTATTCAACAATGCTTACGCCAGCCAAGGCTTATGAGATTGCCTCGCAATGGGGTTCGCTCATGACGAACGGCGATCCGGGAGCCGTGTTCTACACGTTCCCGATTAACGACGGCCGCCCGCAATCTGAGGCGCACCGTCAACAGTTGCTCGATTATACATTTGACCTCATCAAAGAGGAGCGCGACGACACACCCGACGACGAACTAGACCCGGAAACGGCCGAACGTGTCGCGGAGCTGCGCGCCCTCTGGGATTTCTTCAGCACGTCGCCCCTAGGCGACGGAGTCGAGCGACCCGAGCACCCGAACCAGTTTCATCTGGCGACGGACGGCGCTAACGGCGCATGGGCGGCCTTGGACGCCTTCACCCAAGGCTATATCGAGGCGCTGTTTTTCACTGAGTGCGAGACAATGGCCGCCGAAGCTGCCGAGCGTCACGGCTCGGAGCGCCACGCGCGGGAACTCGGCTTCGCGGACCTCGCCCCCGAAGCGCTGGCGCGGATCATCGAGGATTGCGAGCGGTTCCAACATGCGCAACTCAAAATCCAGCAGGGCCGCCAGATATTCGGAAGACGTCAAATTACAACAGCCGTGCTGTCTGTTCTGCGCGGCCCTGATTTATGCATCAAGGGTGGCCGTGACTTCTGGTATACCCGCAACGGCCACGGGTGCGGGTTCTGGGATGGCGATTGGCCCGAACCCTACGCCAGCGAGTTGACGGCAGCCGCGAAGGCGTTCGGCGAGGTAGACGCCTACCTAGGCTACGACGGCAAGGTCTATCTGTCATGACCGGCCGCGAACCCCTCCCCGTGATCTTCCGCGCCGAGTGGAACGATAGCCCTAAGACCGGCAACATTCACATAACGGCCGTTTTCCCGACGCTCCCCGGAAACTCAGACCCGCGCACGTTCACAGTTTACGCGCGTGTAGGGCAACACTCCGCCGGCTCTAAGGAGTGGTATCGGTCAACCCGCCCGGCCACACCCGAGGAATACGCGGACCTGCTGGCCGAGCTGCGCGGGATCTATGAGCGCGACGACGACTCGGACGCGGTGCGACTCGTGATCGCCAAGCGGTTCACGAAACACCACGATGCGAGCCGGCGGGAGGCGCTGCGATGAAACCGCACCCCGAACCCGGTTGGATTCTCGCCCTCATCGGCGCGGCCCTTGTGGTCGCGTCTCACCTGCTAGGAGTCATCTGACAGTGCTAGCGCTTCTCTTGGCGATGTTGATCATCGCCCTAATCAGCTCCACTCGCGAAGGGCGCGCGGTGGCCCGCGAATGGATCAAGCCGCTAGAACGGCGGCTGCTCATCCCCGCCGTGGTCCTATGGGTGCTGTTGCTCTGGCCCGCTCTGGAGCAACTGGCGAGCTGACCCGCGCCGATCATCGCTGAAACTGTAGACCCGGCGGCCCGTCACACGGCCGTCGGGTTTTCGCTTGCCGGGAGCCGCCGCACGGCCGCTACGGGCGAGCTGGAGCCGCCGCACGGCCGCTACGGGCGAGCTGGAGCCGCCGCACGGCCGGTCCGCTACCTCGCGCCACCTGAACCGCCGCACGGCCGCCACGGGCCACGCAAAAGGGCCGCCCTATGGGTTCAACCGGGCGGCCCTAGCAGGGGTTCAGGGATGGTTCGCGGGGTTAGCGTTTCATGGTCGACTCTCCCTAGCGGTGCGGCGTCAAAGACGGCGCTTCTGGTCATGCCTGAGCATTGCGCCCACGGTTCGCGGCGACCGTCAACCGTAAAGTGAATTCCCACTAAACCGATAGGGATTGACGGATATTGCGGCCCTGAACGCGGCCCCGCCTGACTCGACCACGGGTGCGGTCAAAGCCAGCGACTGCACCGACGACCAGGTGTGCCGGCGACCCCCGTCCTCGATTACGCTCCCAGGCAGGGCCTCCTCGATTACGCTCGGAGTCACCCCGTCCTCGATTACGCCTGGAATTCGGGCCTCCTCGATTACGCTCGGAGTCACCCCGTCCTCGATTTATTTTTCAGCGACCCCCTCGGGGAAATCAAAACGAAAAAACCCCGGCAGCTCGGGGGTGAGGCTGCCGGGGCAAGGTCGGATCAGGGAGGAAACGCCCAGGAGGGCAGAAGCGTCAGGGACGCCTCACATCAGGATCATGGCCCAGGACCGGCGGCCGTGTCAACTGGCATTCTGACTTTCACCCTGCGCGTGATGCGATGTTAACCCAGCTTCAATTTCTTGTTGACCAGCCCGCAGCTCTGGGTCTACCGTTTCACCATTCGGTTGATTGTTCAACTAACGGGACCAGAGAAGCATGAACGAGCAGATCAACGCCACCATGCGGGCGATCCACGCCGAGAACGTGGCGCGGGGCTGGTGGAGCGATCCGAAGACAGGTGAGTCTATCCTCGCCACCCGCGATCGCGGCGGCCTGCTGGCGCTCGTCCACAGCGAACTCAGCGAGGCCCTGGATGGCTTCGAGAACGAACAGATGGATGACCATCTGACCCATCGGCGGATGGCCGAGGTCGAGCTGGCGGACGCCAAAATCCGGATCTTCGACATCGCTGGCGCAGAGTGTCTCGACCTCGGTGGCGCGATGCAGGAGGTCGCCGACGCGGACTACGATCGCCTGTCCCTGGACGGCACCTACACGATCGAGGAAGTCCTGCTGCGCGCCCACCGGAACCTCAGTCGCGCGCTGGAGGGCTTCCGCAAAAATATGATGCACGCGGACATGCCGCACCGCAAGGCCACCGAGGTCGAGCTGGCGACGGCGATGGTCCGCATCAACAACCTGGCGAGCGGCTGCGGGTTCGACCTCGCCGCCGCGATCGAGGAGAAGCGCGCCTACAACGGCAAGCGCGCCGATCACCAGATCGCCAACCGCCTGACCGCGAACGGCAAGAAGTTCTAGGTCATGGACGACCAGCGCGCCTTCTTCATCGTCTCCCAGGCCACCCAGCTCATCGCCGCAGGCGGGCGCTACAAGCGTAAGAAGCTGGAGGACGTGGTCGAGGAAGTGATCCTCAACATGGAGTCGGTCGGCGACTACCTGAGCCACCTGCGCGAGTCCGACGAAATCCCCGGCGAGAAGCCGCTGCAATGATGGAGCACCTCGCCCAGGCCCTGCTCGCGGTGCTGCTCGGCGGCGTCGCCGTGGGCAGCGTCCTCACGCACGGCAAGTCTTACCCGACCCGCCCGTTCAACTGCATCCCGACCCTGGCCGGCGTCGCCGCCGAAGCCGTCCTCATCACCATCGCCTGCTGGAACTGAACCCATGAAGACCGTCTACCTCGCCGGCCCGATATCGGGTCTGTCGTACAAGGGCGCAACGGATTGGCGACAGTTCGCCGAGCTGGAGCTGCGCGACGCCGGCATCAAGGGCCTCTCGCCCATGCGGGCCAAGGAGTACCTGAAGGACGTCACGTCCGACGTCGGTTTCTCATCGACCTGCCACGAGTACGGCCACCTGTCTCCGCTCAGCGGACCGCGCGGGATCATGACTCGCGATCGCTTCGACGCGACCCGCTGCGACGTGCTCCTGGTGAACCTTGCCGGGGCCGAGAAGGTGTCGGTGGGCACCGTGATGGAGATCGCCTGGGCGGACCTCTGCCGCACGCCGATCGTCTGCGTCATGGAACCCGACAACGTCCACGAGCACGCCATGGTCACCGAGGCGATCGGCTTTCGCGTGTCGACGCTGGAAGAGGGCCTGCATGTCGTCAAGGCGATCCTGTCATGAGCGCTGAAACGGACACCCCGCCCGCCGCCGACCTGCTGGCCGAGTTCGGACACGACCGGCTGATGGCCGCGATCCGCGCCTCCGTCACCGTCTACGGCGATGCGGTGGGCGTCTCGGTCCAGAGCTTCCTCGACCATCTGACCGGCAGCGACGACGCCGCTGCCCCTGGAGGTGACACATGAGCCGGACAACCCTCCTGCAGCGCGCCGCGGCGGCCGACGCCGACGCCGAGCGCTTCGACGCCGCCGGCAACTTCGGCCTGGCGATGCTGCGACGCCGCGACGCCAGCACGCTCAGGCAGTGGGCCGATCGGGAGGGCCTGGCGTGACCACGGAAACCTTCCTCTGGATCATGGTCGCTCTGGGGTCCGCATACCTCCTGGTCGAAGGCACCCGCCGTCTCACGAAGCTCCAAACATTGAGCCAGAAGAATACGTCCGGCGCCTACAGCATCGGCAGCGATCAGTGGAACGGTCTGTCCAAGCTGATGGAGGAGGCCGGCGAGGTCATCCAGGTCGGCGGCAAGATCATCGGCGCGGGCGGCGAGGAGATTCACTTCGACGGCTCGAACCTGCGCGAGCGCCTGATCGAGGAGCTGGGCGACCTGCAAGCGGCGGTCAAATTCGTCGTCCGCGAAAACGGCCTCGACTGGGCTGCGATCCGGGAGCGTGAGCGCAAGAAGATGAAGCTGTTCTCCAAATGGAATGCGGAGACTAGGTCGTGATTTCGGCGCACACCCACCCCGAGCAGCAATACCTGCAGATCCTCCGCGACCTGCTGCTGATCGGCGAATATCGCGAGGGCCGCAACGGCGGCACCTACAGCCTGTTCGGCCGGCAGATCCGGTTCGACCTGTCGCAGGGCTTCCCGGTGCTGACCACCAAGCGCGTCCACTTCAAGTCGATCGTGGTCGAGCTGCTGTGGTTCCTGCGCGGCGACACCAACCTTCGCTACCTGCACCAGCACGGCGTCAAGATCTGGGACGAGTGGGCCGATGAGAACGGCGACCTCGGACCGGTCTACGGCCAGCAGTGGCGGTCGTGGCCGACCGTGCGGAAGTACCGTGACGGCATCCCCGAGGCCGCCCGCAGGTTCCCGCGCATCTCGCAGGTCGGCATGGCCGGGGAAACCCACTATTCGTTCGAGACGATCGACCAGATCCAGGGCGTCCTCGATTCACTCCGCAAGGACCCCTACGGCCGCCGCCACATCGTCAGCGCCTGGAACCCGGCGCAGATCGACGACATGGCCCTGCCGCCGTGTCACTGCCTATTCCAGTTCTACGTCGCCAACGGCAAGCTGTCCTGCCAGCTCTACCAGCGCAGCGCGGACGTCTTCCTCGGCGTGCCGTTCAACATCGCCAGCTACGCGCTGCTGACGCATCTCGTCGCCCGCGAGCTGGGCCTGGAGGTCGGCGAGTTCATCCACACCTTCGGCGACCTGCACCTCTACGCCAACCACGTCGACCAGGCGGGCGAGCAGATGCGACGCAAACCGCGGCCGTTCCCGACGCTGGACCTGCCGCCGTGCCGCCCCGGCCTGCTGCCGTGGGACCTCACGCCGGAGGAGTTCAACCTGGTCGGCTACGACCCCCATCCGCCGATCAAAGCCGAGGTATCAGTATGACGTGCAAGATTCCGACCGAGGAAGGCTTTTACTGGGCCAAGTGGCGCATCTGCGACGACGGCACGGCGGACGAAGACGAGTTCCATCCGTCGAACACATGGGCGGTGGTCGAGGTGTTCGAGAACCACATGAACGACGGCGAACCCGACCAGTTTCGCGTGCTCGTGGGCGGCGTGGAGCAATCACAGTCGGCCGAGAACTTCTTCTGGGGTGACGGCCCCTTGACCCATCCGGGGAGCGCCGCATGACCCGCGCCCTCGTCTTCGGCGGACGCGACTACCAGCAGCAGGCGCTGCTGTTCGCCCGGCTCGATCTCATCCACCAGCAGCGGCAGATCACCACCCTGATCGAGGGCGGCGCGGCCGGCGCCGATCGCCTGGCCCGCCAGTGGGCGCTCAGTCGGGGCATTCCGGTCGCCACCTACGAGGCCGACTGGGACAACACTGGGCGCGTCGGCGCGGTGATCCGGTTCACCAGGCACGGCAAGCCCTACAACGCCGCGGCCGGCGGCATCCGCAACCAGCGCATGATCGACGAGGGTCGGCCCGACCTGGCGATCGCGTTCCCCGGCGGCGTCGGCACGCAGGACATGCTGCGGCGACTCTACAATACCCAGATTGAGGTGATCACGGCATGAAACTCGGCCCCCTGAACAGCGCCATCCGCCAGATGAAGGGCGCACCGAAGACGACGGCGCGATTCCGCGGCCCGGACGGCGAGGTCGTCGAGCTGGTCGGCGGCCTGGAGATCACCAAGCAGTCGCTGCTGGAAGCCCTGCGCCAGACCTTCCCCGGCGGCCGGTCCGAGGAGACCTACATGGCCCTCACCGACGACGGCTTCCTGACGCTGGAGAACGGCGCAACCAGCAGTGCGGCGTGGGCTGCGCCGGCCGGCGATGATGAGGCCGAAGCCGCCGCCAGCGAACACGGATACATCGGCGAGCCCTCCGTCGCCGACGACCCTCTCGACGACCTGCTGGGATAAGCGCCGATGACCCTCCTCATCGCCCTCACCTCCCCGGCCCCGGCCATGGGCAAGAGCACCGTCGCCGAACGCCTGATCAAGGCGCACGGATTCCATCTGCTGAAGTTCGCCGCGCCGCTGAAGGACATGATCCGCATCATGCTCCAGCGCCACTGCGGCATCCACGAGGCCATGGTCGAGCGCTACGTCGAGGGAGACCTGAAGGAAGTCGTCATTCCGGAACTCGGCGTGACCGGCCGCCACCTGATGGTCACCCTCGGGACCGAGTGGGGCCGCGACCAGGTCCGGCCCGACCTGTGGGTCCACCTGGTCTGTCAGGCCGTGACGCGCTGGCGTTCGCTGGGCCGCAACGTGGTCATCGACGACCTGCGCTTCGTCAACGAGTTCGAGATGGTGCAGGCGCTCGGCGGTGAGCCCGTTCGAGTCGTCCGGCCGGGTGTCATCAAGCCGTCCGGCCACCACTCGGAAGGCGCCCTGGACGGCCACTGTATGCGCTCGATCCACAATCGCGGCACGATCGACGACCTGCACCTTGACGTGGACCGTCTGGTCAGCGCTTTATCTGCCGCCTGAATCACTAATTTAGTGACGTTCCAACCCGCACGAGGGGCTAACTGTGTCTGCTGTCCAACTCCCGACCGATTATCAATCTTTCATCCATCGTTCGCGCTACGCCCGGTTCGTCGACAGCAAGGGCCGCCGGGAGCACTGGAACGAGACGGTCGGCCGCTACTTCGACTTCTTCGAGCAGGAGCTGGACGAGCACCACGGCTACAAGGTCTCGCAGACGCTGCGCAGCGAGCTGGAGGACGCGGTCCTGGGCCTGCACGTCATGCCGTCCATGCGGGCGCTGATGACCGCCGGCCCGGCCCTGAAGCGGGAGAACCTGGCCGGCTACAACTGCGCCTACCTGCCCATCGACCGGCCTCGGGCGTTCGCGGAAGCCCTCTACATCCTGATGTGCGGCACGGGGGTCGGCTTCTCGGTCGAGCGCCAGGTGATCAAGCAGCTTCCCGAGATCCCGGCGACGTTCGACACCACGGACGAGACGATCATGGTTGACGACTCCAAGCGGGGTTGGGCTGACGCCTTCGAGACGCTGATCGTCTATCTCTACGCTGGCTCGATTCCCCGTGTTGACTACAGCCCCATCCGCAAGGCCGGCGAGCGCCTGAAGATCTTCGGCGGCCGAGCGTCCGGCCCTGAGCCGCTGCGCGCGCTGTTCGAGTTCACCATCCGCACCTTCCGCAACGCCGCGGGCCGGCGGCTGAACAGCCTCGAATGCCACGAGATCGTCACCAAGACCGGGGAAATCGTGGTCGTCGGCGGCGTGCGGCGCTCGGCCGAGATCAGCCTGTCCAACCTCTCCGACCAGCGGATGCGCGACGCCAAGTCCGGCCAGTGGTGGATCGACAAGCCCCACCTGGCGCTGGCCAACAACTCGGTCGCCTACACCGAAAAGCCCGAGGTCGGCGCCTTCATGGACGAGTGGTCGTCGCTCTACCGCAGCCGCTCGGGCGAGCGCGGCATCTTCAACCGTCACGGCGCGATCCAGAAGATGTTGCGCCTCGGCCGGCGCGACCACCGCTTCGAGTTCGGCGTCAACCCCTGCGCCGAGATCATCCTGCGTCAACGCGGCCTGTGCAACCTCACCGAAGCCGTCGCGCGGCCGGGCGACGCCATGGCCGAACTGAAGGAGAAGGTGGCGCTGGCCGCCGTGCTGGGAACCTGGCAGTCCACCCTCACCCGCTTCAACTTCGTCGAGCCCGACTGGCGGCGCAACGCCGAGGAGGAACGGCTGCTGGGCGTCTCGCTGACCGGCATCTACGACAACCCCCTGACGCGCGGCGACCACGGGCTGGCGACGCTGGCCACCAAGCTGCAGGCCCTGAAGTCCACCGTCATCAAGGCCAATCGGGTCGGCGCCCACGAGATCGGCATCAACCCCTCGGTAGCCACCACCACCGTCAAGCCCAGCGGCACCGTCTCGCAGCTCGTCGACTGTCGCAGCGGCATCCACCAGGGCCACGCCGAGTATTACATCCGCCGCGTCCGCGCGGACAACAAGGACCCGGTCACCCAGTTCATGATCAACGAGGGCATCCCGCACGAGCCCGACGTGACCAAGCCCAACGACATGACCGTGTTCAGCTTCCCGATGAGCGCGCCCGGCACGGTCACCCGCGACCAGGTCACGGCCATCCATCACCTGGAGCTGGTCAAGTGCTACAACACCCACTGGTCCGAGCACGCCGTCTCCTGCACCATCAGCGTCAAGGAGCACGAGTGGCCGGCGGTCGGCGGCTGGGTCTACGACAACTTCGACGACCTCGCGGGCCTGTCGTTCCTGCCGCACTTCGAGGGCGATTCCAGCTACGCCCAGATGCCCTACGAGACGATCACCAAGGCCGACTACGAGGCCAGGGTCGCCGCCATGCCGAAGAACATCGACTGGTCCGGCCTGCGCTTCTACGAGGCCGGCGAGGACACGGTGACCGCCACCCGCGAGTTCGCCTGCGTCGGCAATACCTGCGAGATCGTCGACGCCCAGACGCCGCTTGCGTCTGCGTAGATTCAACAATATAGTGACTCTGCACCATAGAGGACCAGAACTATGAGCGGGATCGGGCACAACTCCGGTGAGGACACGCTGAACGGCACGGCGCAGACGCAGCTCCGCACCATCATCGAACGGATCGAGCGTCTTGAGGAAGACAAGGCAGCCGTCACCGAGGACATCAAGGAGGTCTACGCCGAGGCGAAGGGCAACGGCTTCGACGCCAAGATCCTGCGCAAGGTTATCCGCCTGCGCAAGCAGGACAAGGCCAAGCGCGACGAGGAAGAGGCGCTGATCGACCTCTACCTCTCGGCCATCGGCGGGCTCTGATGGCCGATCCCAACGAGCGCCTGCCCGCGCTGATCCGTGAGGTCACCGAAGCGGGCCTGCGGATCAACAACCTGTTCCACCGGGCGGATGGGCGCTGCCAGGCCAACCTGCGCTCGAAGGTGACTCCGGCCTTCTTCGAGTGGGGTTACGGCCGCACCTTCGTTGAAGCCCTGGAGACCGCCCTGGAGAAGGCCAGGGGCGGCAAGCTCGCCACCAAGGCGACCACCGACGACCAGGGCCGCGCCGCGGTGCAGATCGGCATCGTCAAGGAGCCTGTCGCCCCCGTGGTCGCGGACCCGCTCGACGACCTGCTGGGATGATCCTCGACGGACCTTTCGCCGGCCTGCAGCGCAACGGCTACGGCTTGATCGAGGCCGACCCGGCGTGGGGCTGGATAAGCTACGGCGGCAAGGCCAGCGCGCCGCACAGGACCGAGTCCGAGCCCTACGAGGTCATGACGATGGAGGCGCTGCGCGCCCTCCCTGTGGCGGATATCGCGGCCAAGGACTGCCTGCTCAATATGTGGGTGATCGGCAGCCATCTCGACCAGGCCATCGAACTCGGCCGCGCCTGGGGCTTCACCTTCAAGAGCGATGGATTCGTCTGGGTGAAGACCGGCAAACACGATCCCGCCGTGCGCCCCATCAGCATGGGCAAATGGGTTCGCAAGCAGGTCGAGTATTCCCTGCTGTTCAGCCGCGGGAAGCCAAGTCGACTCGATGCCGGGGTGCGCCAGCTCCTGGAGACCGGCGACAACGTCATCTATGCGCCGAAGCGGGAGCACAGCCGCAAGCCGGACGAGCGCTACGAGCGCATTGAGCGTCTGGTGGCCGGCCCGTACGTCGAGCTGTTCGCACGCCAGCAGCGTCCGGGCTGGAGCGCCTGGGGGAACGAGGTTGGCAAGTTCGACCAGGACGCGTTCGAAGCGCTGCTCGGCCACAACCGCGGTCCTGCGCTAGATCCCCTGGAAGCCGTCCTCGGCTGACCCCCTGCGACCTATGCGGCGGGATGTCGCTTTCACCTTTTCCTAGGACTTTTTTCATTGCGGGGTTGAAAGCTACATAGTACCTTTTGCCGGTCAAATCAGACCTTCTGGGGCAAGGAAACCCGACATGCTCACCACCACCAAACCCGTGGTTCTTCGTCTGTCCTTCGTGGAGCAGACAGCAAGCGAGGCCGTCGCCTTCTGGGAGCCCGATCGAAGTGGTGAGTATGAAGTCGCCTGCGCCCGAGGGCGGGACTACGCCGACGAACTCCTGAGCTACATCCGCGATGAACAGAACCCGACCATCTTCGGCAGCGTCGTCCGCGCGATCACGGCTGGCGGGATCTACGGGGCGGTGGAAATCGGCTTCTGCAATCGAATCGGCATCCAACTGCTCGGACTTTAACGGTGTTGACGAAGACTTCTTAAGGTCTGCCGTCGAATAGTTCCCCGAAGAGTAGCACCTTCGGGGAGACCTGTTGAACGCTTTGCTGCCTGATCAAACCAACGTCGTCGCCCTGACACGGACCTGCTGTGTACGGCGGCTGTCCGAGTCCGAGGTCGACTACTGGTCGCCGGCTCGAACCGGCAACTGGATCATGGACCAGGCGACCGGCGGCATCTACGCCTCGCGCACGATCACCTATCTGAGGGACGAGAAGAACCCCGTCCTGTTCGTCTCGATGATGCGCGCGATGGTTGGGAAGGGGTGCTTCGAGGCCGTGGAGGCGGGGTTCGTCAAGGCGCTCGCCGAGCAGTTGACGGCTAGACCGTGAAGGCCGCCTTGGCGCTCAGCGACGGCGCGCTGACGCCCTTCGCCTTCTGCAGGCGGTCGCGGATCTCCTGGATCGGCAGCACCCGCCGGCCGATCTCACCGTAGGTGCGGCTGCGCAGGATGACGGTGATCGACTTGCGGTTCCGATAGCCGCCGTCGTGCGCCCACTTGTCGAGCGCCGCCAGGTGGTTGAACGACTCGATGAAGATGCTCGGATGCTCCTTCATCACCATGCCGTGGTGGACGTGGCCGATGTCGACGTAGTGGAACTCCGTCTCGCCGAAGTCCTTGCGGAAGTCGGTGGTCATCACGCCCGCCAGGCGCACCGGCTTGCAGGTGTCGCTGTGATGGGTCATGACCAGGGTGTTGCCCATCCGGTAGGCGATGAACACGCTGTCGTTGTTGAGGATGTGGACGCGTCCCGTGGCTCCGTAGGCGACGCGCAGCAGCTCGGCCATCCAGATGTCGTTCGTACGGCTGTGGTTGCCCTGGTTGACGATGACGTCGACGTGGCAAGCCTTGGTCAGCGCCTTGTCGACGATCCAGCGCATGACCCGGCTGTAGACCTTGATCATCTTGGGGAAGCGGCCGTCGTAGTCGAGCTTGTGGCCGCTCGCCTCGGTCTCGCCCTTCATGTTCTCGTAGTGGGTGAAGTCGCCGAGGTCGTTGATGACGATCCGTTCGCACGCCGGCAGCTCGTCGATCAGGACGCCGATGGCCGTGCAGAGTTCGGACTCGGCGATCTTCAGGTCGAAGTTCTCCCCCACCTCCGCGGCGTGGGCCAGCATCCCGAGGTGGGCGTCGCCGATGTTGATCCACGGGATGATGTCGGTGTTGAAGTCGAGCGGCGCGGCCGGCGCGCCAAGCGCCGGGACCTCCTCGTAGAAGGCGTCGATGGCCTCCTTGATCTGTTCCAGGTACGCCTGGTCGTCGAGCCGCGTCTTCGTCCACTGCAGGATCGGCTGGCGCTCGCCGCCGGGATGGACCCGCTCCAGGGTCGAGTGGCCCTTGGCGACGAAGGGACGGGGGACGATCGAGTTCAGCCCGTGCTCGGGATCGTAGCCCTGCGCGGCGGCTGCGGCGCGCAGCCGGGCGATGGCTCGCAGGATGGCGGTGTGGTGGATGCCTGCGGCTCGCGCCGCGGCCCTGGCGCCGCCCGTCTCGTTCAGCAGATCGACGTAGCGGGCCTGGGTCGGGGTCGCCCAGTCCTTCAGCTTCGGGTCGATATGAAAGGCGCTACTCAGGCGCTGAGTCCTTGGACGTCCGCCGCAGCCACTTGCCGACTGTGCGGGTTTCAAGAATCCGGATGACCGTCCAGATGATGGTGAACAGGGCCGCGACCGCCGGCAGGACGTCGGCGAGCGTGCCGATCACCACGCTGAGCGACAGCGCATCGACAGCGTGCTTGCCGACTTCCGCGGCGTTGAACTGGGTACTCACTCGCTTCGACATCCTGCTATGACGGGTTCTACTTGGCGAAGTCGCGCTGTCCGCAGGTCTCGGCCGGCCAGCACGAGTTGAAGGAATCGCTCGGGGTCCGCGGACCGCAGGGCTTGATCAGTGTCTGGGTAGCTGGGCGCGACACCGAGCGATCTTGGAACGCAGGACACGGCCACCGGGACGGCCACTTCCTTCGTGATGACGATGGGCTCGACGCGGCCCTTGGTCGTGTTGCAGGCGCTGAGCATGAGACTCGCGACGGTGGCCGCGGTGATGCGGTGGAACCGGCTCACTTCAGCGCCTCCAGGTACTTGCGGCGAACGTCCTCGACGCGGGCGCAGGCGTCGGCCCCGGCCGGCCTGTAGTCGAGCGTGGCGTCGGCGCGAACTTCTAGCCGGGCGGCGGTGGCGCGGGCCTCGGCCAGGTCTTCCTCGGCCGCCGCCAGCCGGCGGTTGCTGTCGGCTTCCAACGCCTTCACCTTGGTCGACTGGCTGTCGAGCGACGCCTTCAGGCTCTCGACGTTGGTGTGGCACTGGCTGAGCTGGGCGATGTAGCCCGTCTGCGGGTTGTAGATGGCGTCCGACAGGGCGGCGTTCGCGGCCGTCAGCCGTCCCGTCTCGGCCTTCTCGACCAGCAGCAGGACGCCGAGCAGCAGGGCCACGGCCGCCGCGCCGAACGTGCCGAGCTTCCACGCCTGGGCCTGCACCCAGCCGATCATGCCCAGCCTCCCGCCTGCAGGGCGTCCTGGAAGGCCATGGCGTGGCCGGCGATCTGATCGGCGCAGTCGAGGCCGTTGATGATCTTGCGGCTGACCACGAACTGGCTGCGGATGGCCGGTCCGGTCTTCGGCAGGTAGTGGGACAGCTTGCGGCCGGTGAACCAGCCCTCGCTCATGCCGCGGATCATCACCGCGGCGGCGATGTCCGGACGCATGGCCAGGTCGGGGTTCCTGATCAGCGCGCCCTTCAGGGCAAGCTCCTGGTCGGCGCGCTCGTAGTTGCAGCGCCAGGTGAGCTGCACGTAGCCGCGGCCGGCGTATTTCACGCCGTCGCCAGGCGTCAGGTTGCCGTGCTTGCGCGCCAGAGTGGGCCGTGCGCCTTCGACGTCGTACATGCGCCGAAGGTAGGCCGCACCGCCGCGTTCCTTGATCGGCTGCATCGTGCCGGCCGTCTCGTGGTAGGCGGTGGCGATGGCGTAGGCCACGTAGGCAAGCGGCCACTGGGCGTCCTGGGCCGCCAGCAGGATGGCGTTGCAGCCGCCGACCTCGTCCTGCGACAGGGTCGGCCCGAGCAGGCCGAGGCGCACGGAGTCGAAGAAGGCCGCGGGGGTGGGCATGAAGGTCACGGCTTGGAGTCCTCGGGGTCGACCTCGAAGCCCAGGCCGCCCGGTCCGCTGCCCTTCACCTTCACGGCGGCGAGCGTGATCACGATCACCCCGATCAGGAACATGCAGGCGAGCAGCGTGTAGCCGAGGTAGTCGAGTTGCTTTTCAGCCAGCCGGTCAGGCCATCCGCCCTTCCAGACGATGTAGCTCAGCGCGGTTCCGGCCACCGTCAGGACCGGAGCGGCTCCGAACAGCGCCCACAGCCGCAGCGGGGCGGCCTTGAGCATCGCTGTCCAGAGCCGGGAGATCACGGACGTCAGGCCGTTTCGAGCGCGACGAGGCGGGCTTCCATGGCCGCCAGCTTGGCGGACAGGGCGCCCTCCACCGGGTCGCCGCCGGCCGCGTCGAGCACCTCGACATCGCCGAGCGCGCCCAGCGTGGAGTCGAGCGATTGCAGCGCGCCTTTGAACGACTGCTTGAACTCGAAATCGCCGAGGGTGCCGAGGGGAAGTTCCAGGTTGGTGGTCTTGGGAGCAGCCATTTGAATACCTCTCAACTGTTCATTGTTGCTATCACCCTAATAGTGAAAGCAATAACACGGCGTGACGATTGGCGCAAACCGGCCGGGTTAGGCTACGGTGAATTCGCCGACCACGACGTAGGACGTGGCGCGGGACAGCCGCAGAGCCGTGCAGGTCGCACCCACCGGGATCGTTTGCGGCAGTCCGTCCTCGAACCCTGCGGTGGTGGTGATGTCCGTCCAGGTGCTCGACGGTCCCGGTGAGGCGTCGTTGGTCCATTGCAGCTTGGCGCCGTTCGTCCAGGTCGGACCCCAGCCGCCGGTTGTGGTGCCGCCTTGCAGGGTGACGCTCGTCACATAGGCGGACTCGGCCAGCGTCGCCTGGATATACTGGTTCGGGGTGCTGATCGTCGCCGCGAACGGTTCCCTCAATCCGTCACTCATGTTTGCAACCGAGGCAGGCTGAACACCCGCGCCGGCATAGTTCGTGGATTGCGAGAAGCTGGCGATAACGGGAGGGTCGCCCGGATCACCGCCACCGCCCTCCCCTGCGGCCGACAGCATCGCGCCGCCGTAGATCCCGCTCAGCGCCCGGATCATGCCGTCTCCAGATCGCCGGAGAGATCCCATTCGTTGGCGGCGACCTTGATCAGCGCCGCCGAGCTGCGCTGCGCCCGCAGCTTCAGTGTCGCCGGGGAGTTGATCGTCACGCCGCTGTCGGCGACGATCGTGGTCTGACCGGCGCCCGCCTGGTTGACCGGGATCTGCGTGCCGATCGGGAAGCCAACCGAACTGTTCTGCGGCACCGTCAGGGTGTTGGCGCTCGCGTTGTTCATCCGGACGTAGCTGGCGGCGTCGCCCGCGACGAGCGTGTAGCTGGTCCCGGACTGCGTGTTGACGCGAAGGCCCGGCGTCACCCATCCCGTGCCGTTCCAGACGACGAGCGTGTCTTCGTCGGCCACCCATGCGCGCCACCCTTCGGCCGGCGTCAGATACACCCACGCGCCGTTGTCGCGGACGGCCACGTTGTTGGCCTCGCCGCCGCTCGGCACGATGTAGATGTCCCCGTCTGTCGGGCTGCCCGGCAGCGCCGTGACACGGGACAGCACCGCGAGCTGCGCGACCGCCGAGAGCGTGCGCAGGTTCTCGTCCATGCCATCCTTCCAGCCATCCTCGCCGAGGTCGTAGTAACTCAGCAGGCCGAGGCCGGGCATTGTGCGTGCTGTCATAGAGTTGGACCTTCCGTCGTTATAAGAAATCGAACCAGCGCGGGATGAGCGGGAACGGCCACCAGGGCTCCGGATCGGTTCCGCCGCCCTCGGGAGGCGGCTCGACGGGCGGGATGGTGCTTCCGTCGACGCCGCCCCAGTCGTTGCCCCAGTCGTCCCCCCAGCCGCCGGTCCGGATCTTCACCCGCACCGTCGCGCCCTGCAGCGATTCCAGGCCGTCGCGCTTGGACGTCACCTTGACGTCACCCACGGCGAAGATGCCGAACGACGTGGCGGGCAGCTCGAAGCTGGTCCCGGTCAGGCCGTCGTGCGCGGTGATGAGGTCGCCCATCGGGGTGTAGACGGCGACGGTCGTGGTCTGGCCGTCCTCCGGCGTGATGTCGTCGTCCGTCCAGGGGATCACCTGCGCGTCTTCCAGCAGCCGGTTGCGGTTGGCCCAACTCACCGTGATGCTGGTCGGCGACGTATCGGACACGTCGAGCGTGCCGAAGGCGGTATCGCCGACCATGACGTTGGCCGGCCGGTTCGGCAGGTGCGGCCGGCCGGTGAGGGTCGTGCCGACGACCGGCGCATCCTCCTCGGCGAGCAGGCCCTTCGAGGTGCGCGACAGGAGCTTGTAGCGAACGATCTCGCTGGCCCCGCGGACGGTGCTCGTGTCGATGAAGTTGCTCTCGCGGCCGACGAACCAGATCGGGGTGCCGCTCGGCCAGTCCCGCGGCACGGTGTCGAGGACGCCGCGCAGCAGTTCCCACCCGTCCTCCGAGAAGGACTGGATGAGGGCGATTTCCTGGAATTCCTCGGTCGCGTTGCCGATGAACACGAAGCCGGTCAGCGCCGGCCCGGCCGTGCCGAACACTTCCGGGAACTCGGGGATGACGGTCGTGGCTTCGGCCACCAGCGCGTCCTCCAGGAAGCAGTGGCCCAGCATCTCCTTGGTGCCGGCCACCTCCCCGATCTCGTCGCCATTCGGCATGATCGCCTGGTGGACGAGGTCGTAGGCGATGGTGTCGCCGTTGTCCTGGCTCGCCAGCACGGCGGCGAACACTTCCGGATAGCTCAGGGCCTCCAGGTCCGCGGCGC